ACAATTAAAAAAGGAATGGAATGGACTTTTTGTTTGTCCAGAATGTTACGAGCCAAAGCACCCACAACTAGATCCTCCTTATCATCCACCAGACCCTGAAGCATTACAAGATCCAAGAGTGGAGTCGAACAAAATTTTAAAAGATGATAGTCCAACGGGACCAAACGATGCAACGTTTGATACATTTTCGCAACCCATGCCTATAACAGTTTTTTTAGGTGAGCCTGGTGACAGTGCTTTTTTGACAACAAGGCAAAGCACATCTCCTACTGATGGTTCTAATCCTACAGATTCAAATAGTATGTTACCTCAGACACCACATAAAAAGTTAATTGTGCAATCTAAAATTGGTGCAGTTACAATATCTACCGCTAGCACAACTACGTATACGGTAACAGTTGCTACAAAAGCAGACGGAAGTGGTAATGCTTTTTATATTGATGGTGTTCAAGCACCAGCATTAACCATAAATGAAGGCAGTTCAGCAATATTTAATTTAAGCAATAGTACAGTTAATCATCATCCGTTTTACTTGAGCACTACATCTGGAGGTAGTCATTCAGGGGGGTCGGTATATACAACAGGCGTTACCTTTAAAATTAACGGGTCTGCTGTATCACAATCAGCTTATGCAAGTGGTTATATGTCAGCAACATCAAGGGCTTTAGAAATTACAGTAGCAATTGGAGCTCCAACACTATATTATTATTGTGCAGTACACTCAGGTATGGGTAACTCAATAAGCACACCATGAACTATAGCGAATTATTAAATAATGTAAGAAACTACACAGAGGTAGACTCTGAGGTATTATCTAACTCAGTGATAAATGTTTTTATTACAAACGCTGAAAACAAAATACAAAAACAATTAGATTTAGATGCATTTAGAAAATTTGCTACATCATCTCTAACTATTGGTAGTCCTTTTCTGACAATGCCTGAAGATTTTGACTTTGAGAGAGGTGTGCAGATAGTTGATGGTAACTCCGATAGAGCGTGGCTAGAACAAAGAGATACAACATTTATCGATGAATATAATTTAGACAGAGCCAACAATACTGGCACACCAAGGTATTATGCTAATTGGGATGAAAATACCTTAATATTAGCACCTACACCTAATGCAGCCATAACTGTGGAGCTATGGTACAACAGAACACCAGAAAGATTAGGTGACGGTACATCAGGCACTACAACCACAACGTTTTTATCTAACACAGCACCAGAAGTTTTAATATACAGCACAGTAGCCGAAGCCTTTTCTTACTTGAAAAATCCTACATATGTGCAATTATACGATCAAAAGTACAATCAAGCTGTACAAGGTTTATCTACAACCCAAATGGGTAGAAAACGTAGAGACGAATACGCAGATGGAGTCCTGCGTGTGCCGTTACAATCAGTGGCTCCAGGAGGTAAATAAAAATGGCGATTACACAAGCGGTATGTGATAGCTTTAAAAAGGAGTTGTTAGAAGGTGAACACGACTTTCGATCCTCTGGTGGCGATCAATTTAAGTTAGCTTTGTATGGTTCTTCTGCTTCTTTAAGTAACACAACAACAGCATATACAACTTCACAAGAAGTTAGTGCATCAGGCACCTATTCTGCTGGTGGTGGTAACTTAACAAGCACAGGTGCTGGAGCAACAAACAATACTTCATTCATTGATTTTAGTGACATTAGTTTTACAAGTGCTTCAATCTCAGCTCAAGCTGCTGTGATTTATAATTCAAACACTTCTGCAACAACAAATACAAATGCTGCAGTTATGGTTTTAGATTTTGGAGCAGTAAAGACATCAACATCAGGAACTTTCACAGTACAATTCCCAACTAACAACGCTACAAGTGCTATCTTAAGAATCACTTAAGTTTAACGCCAGGTAAAGCGTTATGTTTTTTGGTAAAACCACATTTGCTGAAGATTCTTTTGCTTCGCAAGGTATAAAAGATGTAAGCGTTTCTGTTTCGGGCCAAAGCTTATCGACAGCTATTGGCACAGAAGGTGCTGTAACAAGTGTAACTGTAGTGCCAACAGGTATTGCAGTCAGTTCTACACAAGCCTCCGTCACAATATTCCTACCTGATGTAACTGCTACACCGACAGGTATAGCTGTTGCAATACAGAATATAGGTGCTTACTCAGTCTCCGCTGGCGGTGAAACATCTATCATTGTTGGTAGTGAAAACTTAATAAATACAAGTGTTGGTACTTCAACTGTTCAAACAGACGTTATTGCTCAACCATCTGGTATTGCTTTATCTTCTGCTATAGGCACAGCCACACAAACAAGTGCCGTCGTAGCAACTCCTACGGGTATTGGTATGACATCTGCTCGTGGCTCCATATCATTTACAAGTGATCTCGTTGTCGATCTTACAGGCAATGGGCAGTCTATGTCGACTGCTATTGGTACAGAAACATTTCAAGGTAGTGTCGTTGTAACCCCAACAGGTATAGCCACCACCACGTCTATTGGCACTGCGGTTGCTACACCAAGCATTACTGTAAGTCCTACAGGCATTGCTATGACTTCTGCTATCGGCACTGCAGCCGGCGTGCCGGTTACAATAGCTGCTGTAAACGGTATAGACATGACTGTGACTATCAGAACACCGGGTGTTCTAGCATGGTCTCCAGTTGTACCGGGTGTATCTAATACATGGACAGCGGTGGATGATAGTGCTACAAATACATGGACAGAAGTAGATGACAGAGAGGTAGCTTAGTGCTATAAAATATCATGGCTTTCGTAATTAATGACAGAGTAAAAGAAACAACCACAACCACCGGAACAGGAACTTTTGCCTTAGGTGGAGCGGTTCAAGGATTTGAAACATTCGGTGCAGGAATAGGTAATAGTAATACTACTTATTATGCAATATTTAATCCAGGCACAGCAGAGTTCGAAGTAGGTTTAGGCACACTTGACGGTGATAGTTCTGATTTAGCCAGAACTACAGTCATATCATCATCTAACAGTGATAATGCAGTAGACTTTTCTGCAGGAACAAAAGACATTTTTTGTACCTTACCTGCTTCCAAAGCAGTAGTAGAAGACGCTAGTAATGACGCTAGTATTGGTAACAACTTAACAATTGGTTCACAACTAAGAATGCCTGACAATACGGCAGGTAAAATACTTGTTGGTGATGGTACAAGTTTTCAAGAAGTTGCAGTTTCAGGTGACGCTACTTTATCTAGTAGTGGTGCATTAACAGTTTCAGGAGGAGTAACAGCAGGGTTTGTAATTGCCCTTTCGGTTGCCCTTTGATACAAATATGAATAGGAGATAATTAAGTGGCACAAGATTTTGAGAGAAAAATACCTTTCAACAGTTCAGGCGATATTGCCATTGGAACTACTGCAAGAACAGTTTTAACAGCCAATAGTGATGATGCACTTATCGGTATTAGATTAGTGAACATTACTAATGCTACTATTAAAGCTAACGTTTACGTGACAAGCACAGCGAGTGGTGGCTCTGCAAATTCTTTTTTAGTTTATCAAACACCAATAGCTGCAGGAGGACAGTACGAAGCTATAGATGGAGGATCGAAAATTGTACTTCAATCGGGCGATGCCCTTTTAATACAAAGCGATACAGCCGCAAGTCTACATGGCTGGATTTCATTTATTGATAGTATTAGCACATAGGAGTCAACATGGGGTATCTTGGTAATCCAGTAACAAAAGATTTTACAGCAACAACATCAGCACAAACATTAACAGGAGACGGATCTACTGCATATGCACTATCTAAAAGTGTTGCAGTGCCAGAGGATATAGCTGTATTGAGAAACGGTGTTCGTCAAAAACCAACAACAGACTACACAGTTAATGGTGCACAAATAACTTTTACAACAGCATTAGCATCAAGTGATAGTTGTTTCATTGTATTTTTAAATGGTATCACAACAGATCAAAACACTCCTGGTGCAAACAGTATTCAACCAAGCATGATGACATCTTTTAATGGTGTGTATCAAAACTTACAAACAGTCACTGCAACAACAACAGTGGCAGCGACAGACAATGCTATGTTAGCGGGCCCTGTAACCTTTACAGGCACCGTCACAGTGGAGGGTAATCTTACAGTCGTATGAGCACTATTGAAGTAAATAAACTTCTC